CTATTCCTTCCAGTCCACCAGGTGCATCGCCGCCGCCAGCTGGGCCGCGTCGAGACCGGCTTCCTTGGCTGCGGCCATGGTCTGGACGATGGCGCCCAGGGCCCGCGCCCGGCCGCCGGCATCGAAGGCCTGAAGGGGGCGCATCACGTCGAGCGAGACCGGGCTGCCGAGCTTCTGCGTCGCCTCTTCGGCCATAAGCTCGGCCACCGGCTGCAAAGTCCACTGGGCGAGTTGCCTTTGGCATTCTCTCACCATCGCCCCGGTCGTCGCCGGATTGGCCAGCCCCGGCAGCACGCCATAGGCGAGGCAGATGGCGTCCCGCGACGCCGCCAGCGTCTCCTTGGTCATCGACTTCGACAGGTCCGGCGAGAGCTGGTCGGGGCTCTTGCCGAGTGCCGGATGCATGCCGGCCGCAGTCGCCTGCGCCACGCCTTCGACCACCATCACGGCCCCGCGGCGCCCGCGGAAAGATCGCCGGAGATCCGCCATGTCGCCCGAGTCGCTGTCGGGAAAGTGCGCAATCTGCGAGCCCAGCGGAGCCGACTGGAACACCTCGGCCAGGGCCGACTCCACCGCATGCAGCACCTCGGCCGTGAGGCTGGCCCGCTTGAGCGGCGCCGTGCCGTGCCAGGGCGTGGCCGGGTCGGAGGCAAGCCGGAAGTGCAGCACCTCGGCCGCCAGCACCGTCTCCGCCCGGCCGCCGCCGGTCTCCGGCAGCGTCACGCGATAGGCGCGCGGGCGGCTGGCGCGGGTCGTCACGTCCCAGTCGTAGCAGGGGACAAGCCCGTCTTCGCGGATCAGGAAGAGCGATTCCCCGCGCAGCGCCAGGGACCGCCCGGCCATGGCCAGCGCGTGCCGGTCGAGAAGGTCGGTGCCGGTCACGTCTGCCATGCAGAGCCCGCCTTCCCAGAGCGACACGCATGCCTGCACCGTGGCCGTCAGCTCGGCCAGCCCGCTGCGGCCCGATATGTAGGCTTCGCGCGCGGCGATGATTTCCGCGGTGTAGCCGGAGCCCGCGGCGCGGGTCTCCACCTTTCGCTTGAAGGGCCAGATCATCGCCACCGCTCCACCGAATGAAGGGACCGGATCCGAGGCCGGGACGGCATCCGCCAGTTGCGTTCCTCTACCTGCGTTTCCGGGTAGGCCGGGCGGGTGACCAGGGACAGCTCGTAGAGCAGCGCGGCCATGACGGTACGGATGATCGCCTGATGCATGCCGTTCTCGGGGTCGTTCGCCTCCTGTTCGATCTTCTCCGCCTCTTCCACGGCCCGCTTCGGCGGCAGGCGGAAGCCCGGCGAGATCCCGATGATCAGCCCGGCCGCCAGCGCTGCGAGGATGTCCTGCACCCAGGAGACTTGCTGCATCTCGGGCGAGATGACCGCTTCGAAGGTCACCGCCTCCGCCGTGTCCGTCAGCTTGAGCGTGCCCGAGCGCACGGAGGCCAGCGGCCGGTCGTAGGAATGGCCCACCAGGAGGTGGATATCCTTCGGGCCGCCATGGTCCGAAGGGGTGTTGATACGGTAGCCGAAGGCCTTGGGCGCGATGATCTCCTTGCGCGGGCGGCCTGTGCGGCCGCCATCCGTGAGGACAGCGGCCTTGCCATAGGGGAAGCGCCCGGCGAGGGCCATCGCCCCCGACGCGCGCTTGCGGAGCTCGAGTCCGCCGTTGTGACCGCCCCAGAGCATCAGGCCACCTGCAGGCCGGTCAGCAGCTCGAGCTGCGCCGGGCGGGCAACGGTGACATCCATGGTCGCCAGCGCAGTGATGCGCAGCCCGCCGGACTGGGCGTCGCTGTAGGGATCCCGGATCATGTCCACCGCCCCCCAGGCGCCGACGAAGATCGGGGCCACGCCACCCGCCGAGGTCGTCAGCAGCGAAGAACAGGCCAGCGGATCGCCTGCCGGGGCCGCAAGGGCGTTCGTCGTCATCACCGCTTCGCCCAAGGCCTCGGCCAGCCGGTCCCATTCGGTGATGCCGCTGCCCGCATCCCAGATGGCGCCGTCCATGAAGTCCCACAGCTCCGGCCGGATCAGCGCCTTCACCGCGCTCGGGCCGGTCGCCGCGTTGCCGGTCATGAAGCGCGTGACCGCCGCGCGGAACGCCGCCCAGCTCGCCGCGGCACCGACCGCCGTCGAGGTGATCCCGTAGGTTGCCGCCCCGGTGATCACTCCCAGCGGCTGGCCGTTCGCCCCGGTGCCGAGGAAGGCGGCCTTGTCCATCTCCACCGCCATCGCACCGGACATGTCGCGCCGCACCGCCTGTTCCAGAGCCGCCCCGGACTGCTTCAGGGTCTTGCGGGTGATCCGCATCTGGATCCCGAGATTGTGGTCAGGCGCCATCGCGCGGTCGGTCGTCTCGAAGACGGTCGGCCCGGCCACGTTCCCGGTCTCGCCATCGGCCCAGCCCGCGGTCACGGCCGAAGTGACCACCGGCCATTCCACCGCGCCCGCGTCGATGCTGATCATCTGGGCGCCCATGCGCGAGGCCACCGAGCCCGGAAAGAGCCGGTCGATGATCGGCCGCGTCGAGATCGGCGCCGGCGTGCCGCTGGCCACGGTCTCGCCCGCCCGCTGTTCCAGCGCCATCCACGGAACCGGGATCCCGCGGTAGCCGCCCGCGGAGCGCAGCTCGGTAACGATCTCCTCCGTCTGGCCGGAGAGCTGGCGCCCCTCGTCCAGGGCAAGCGCCACTTGCCGCAGCTCGAAGCCCGCCATCATCTCGGTCCACTCACGATCCGAGCGGGTTTCCAGCTCGGCCCCGGCCTCCCGGCGTTCGGTGTCTTCGGCGATCAGCGCGGCCCGGAAGCGGGTCTCGTTCTGGCGGTATTCGAGATCCAGCCCTTCCATGCTGCGGACCTCGTCCTCGGTCGGGGCTTCCTTGCCAGCCAGCCCGGCGAGGTCCTGCCGGATCTTGGATTGGCGCATCTGGATCTTCTGCGATTCAAGCATGGTTTGCTCCTATTGCTCGATTGGTTTTTTGATCAGGTCGCGCCACGCTTGGCGCGCTGGCGACAGCTCGGGGAATCCGAGCTCCAGCCGTGTCTTCGCCCCGTGACAGCGGGGGCAGAGACTTTGAAGATTGCCGGGCTCGTAGGCGAGATCGGGTCGCGCCTTCACCGGCTGGATATGGTCCACTTCGAGGCGGCCCCGGGCACCGCATTTCACGCAGGCAAAGCCGTCCCGCTCCAGGATCTGGAAGCGAAGCGCCTTCCACCGCGCGGTGCGGAGAATGTGGGCCGAGTGCCGCTCGTACCGCTTCATGACGCCCACTCCATGCGGACCTTCTTCGCCGGGCCGCGGCCGAGCATCCGGGAGCCTTCGCCCACTGCGAGCACCGCCGCCGAAACCGCGTCGATCCGGCCGAGAGAGCGGCCCTTGTCCAGGCAGGGGTTGAGCTGGGCATCCCGCCGGCAGACCGCATCCGAGAGCGCCGAGCGCATCAGGACGGACGGGGCGCAGCAGAGTGTCTGATCCCAGACTGCGCGGCGGAACCGTTCGGCGTCTTCGCCGCCGTCGAAGGGGCCGAAGCGGCGCATCACCTGCCGCGCCCGCACATCGACCTTCGCGAGCCCTTCGCAGATCTCGGATTGCTTGAAGGTGTCGAAGCAGACCGCCGCGACAGCCTCATCGGCGACATGCGCGATCACCTCTTCGATCCATGGCGCGATCGGAACCGTCGCATCGCCGAGAAGGGAAAGGGTGCCCTCCCGCTGCATCTCCATGTAGCGGCGCCCGACGCCATCGTGCTGGCCGCGGTCCAGGAGCCCGGGACGGGACGGGAACCATCCGCGCGCTTCGAGCCGCCCGGTCATGGGCCAGTAGAAAGCCGCCGCCGACATGCTGGCCGAGCCGCCCAGGTCGAGCCCGATCACCACCTCGCCTTCGCGCGGCGGCAGATCGCCAGTCTCGATGGCCAGCCAGTCATCGACCGACACCAGCGGTTCCAGCTCCACGTCCGTCACGCGCTGATTTAGGTGGAACAGGCGGAAGCTGGTGAGGGTCGCGCCGCCGCGCTTCATGGCCCGCCGCGCCGAGGCTTGCAGGTCCTTGAGGCTCGGGCCGATCCCGTATTTCGCGCCGGGATTGGCGGCCATGATCGCGTCCAGGTCGTCGGGCTGGCATCCGGCCGGCGCGCGGTGCTCCTGCCGGTAGACCCCCTCCGCATCCTCGTCCAAGTACAGGCTGAAGGGGTGCTGGTCCGAAGAGGCGCTGGTCGAGATGATCAGCGTCCGCCCGCCGCGCTTGATCACGCCGGTCAGCAGCGCGCTTTCCAGCCGCGAGCCCTTGGGTTCCGCCCAGGCGGCCCGCTCGTCCATGATCACCAGCGTGGGGCTGGTGCCGAGAATGCCCGCTCCGTCCGCGGCGATGGCCCGGATCTTGTGCTCGCCGTCGAGCTCGATTTCCAGCTTCGGCGAGTAGCGCACCGTGATGCGCTCCTGCACCTCGTCCGGCATGGAGCGGATCAGGTCGAGCGCATAGGTCCAGACCACTTCCGCCTGATCCCGCTTCGAGGCCGCGATCAGCACTTCGCGGCGCGGCTGGTCCGAGAACACCCCGAAGAGTTCCGCCACCGCAATCGCTGCGGACATGTTGCTTTTCGCCTGCCCCCTCGCCACCGAGAGCACCGAGATCGAGATGCCCTTCTTCAGCGACCCCCGGATGAACTGTTTCATGTAGGGCGCCAGCTTCATCGGCTGGCCCGCCTTCGGCCCGGTCGGGATCTTCAATTCGCCCTCGATGAACCGGATCACGTCACCCGAAACCG